ACCGGTCTCATCGAGTTGATCGGGCAAGAAGTGTCCTCGCACGTTCTTCCCCTTTTTGACCAACTCCGCAAATTTTCCATTAACCTTGTCTGCTCTATATGCGGTCCCAAGTTTGAAGTTCTTACCTTCAAAAGTAACCGACAGACAAGCAGGGGCCACCTCATTTAGTGGATGGTGACCCACCATTCTGTAAGGATTAAAGTACACCAATGCACCGCACTCCCTACAAGAACACCGAAGACAGCCGTCATCACACTCGTGAATGAACACGTCAGTAATGGAGAGCTTATGACAAGCCCTACTACACTGTAACTGACATGACTCTTCAGGAGCATTTACGACCATCCCTGACCTCACACTGATATAATCTTCCCCGACCTGCTTGCCAACCAATAGGTTGCTAACGGGCTGGTTCCGACTGTCTACCCAACCTGGGTTGGTCTCGACATCACCACACTGAAGTAACAGACTCGATTTAATACGAGCCAATACCTTCGGAGAAATCTGATCCGGCCTGAGCATGTCGATCCATGTCGACACCTCTTCTGGATCCGGAACTCGCCCGGAATTCTTAAAATTCCGAACCAGTTTATTAACAGATTTTTGTGGGATATCAGTTGATTTTGAAGAATGCTGAACGTGCTTCTTCTTGGAAGATTTCACCTTCCAGGGTTCACGACGTCGGGGTCTAGGGGCGTGGTAAGACGTATATCCCAAGTCAGACTCATCAGGCCTAAGCCTTCTTGATCGCTTGGAACTGCTCTCACCTCCATATTTGACTCTACGGCGTCTAGCTATCTCGTCAGCATTCACCTTCTTATTCGTCCCTCTATTTCCGCGTTGGCGGAACTCTCTGGAATGACTCAAGTGGAGACGCTCCCTGGTACGGGCTACATCGCCTCCTCGTCGTCCCAAATGAGGAACAGAAGACCACAACTCGGTGTCAGTTGTGTCTTCCCAGTTATTATCAAGCTTACAGATTTTGAATTGTCTTACCAATCCACTTATATCAATATCATAACCAGACATATCCATAACAAGCGAGGGTTATGGGACCCTCAACCCGGTACGTAAACGCGCCGCGTGTGCCCATAGGGCCCTGGTTTTGGTTTCCAG